TTTGCGGCCCGCAGCGAGCAACCTGCGCCTTGTGGCGGCGTTGGCGACTATCTCCGCATAGTAGGCGCCCGCACTGGCTGACGGGACGGTGAGGGCGAGCTGGTGGGTGTATGACGGCCCGCCAGCAAGCGCGATCTCCCCGGCCTTGGATAGCGTGTCGTTGATGGTGATCGCGTCGACCGGCTTACCCGCGCCGTGAACCTCTAGGATCGTCCGGTAGATCGTTTCGTGCGCGGGCTGGTAGAAGTCGCCGCCGGTCAGGATGTCCGCAATGTCCGCGATGGCGTCACGGCTAAGGAGCATCGCGCCTAGGACCGACTGTTCCGCAACCGCGTCGTGTGATGGGGTTTCGGTCATTTGACTACCCCTCCTTTGCTGAGTGCTTCTCGCGGTTGTGGGTGCTCGCCCATATGTGAGCGTCTACCTGCCTTGATGCGTTGATGCCGTCACTGCACGCGGTGCACCATGCTTGATATTTGCGCTGACTAACGCGCTCAACTCCTGCGCTCATTTGTAGAAGTCCTTACTCCAGGGGCTAGCGGCGGTCGGTTTGGTTTGGGTTGGCGTGGACTTCTTGAGCCACGTTGTGAATGCGCCATTCCAGGACGCGGCGCGACGGGCGTATGTCTCGGCATGAAGCCTGAAGTTCTCCGCCTCATCCAAGACGTCAACGCCCATTTCCTTTGCCCTTGCAATATGAGTGGCATTGGGTACCCAGCTATTCGGCAACGCCGTCTTGCGTGTTGCGTCTTCGTCCGGAGAAGAAGCTTTAGCTTCTGTAGCTGTAGCTGTAGCTGTAGTTGTGTCCTTGGGATCGCTATTCAATTCCTTTGCCAAAGGGTTAGGCATAGCGCATGGCTTATCTATGGCATCGGCCATGACTTCCCCTTTCAAACTCCTTGGCGTGGCCTTGAGGATCGTTTGCACCCTGCCGTCTTCCCATAGGGCCAATGTCGGATTCTCTGCATTCAGCTTTTGCAGTTCGAACGCGACAAACGCCCTGATGGCGTCGGATGAAATCCCGGCGTAGTCCTTTGCCATTGAGACGTGAAGTCGTGGATGCTTAATAACGCCGTCATGGCGCAGGAATGACCGCACTAGAACTTCCTCGGTCATCTCGTCGGCGTAGATGAAAGCCGCCTCTGATAGCTCCTGAGCGTCTTGCCTGATGTCGTCGGGAGTGCGGCCCGCAGTGAGTGCCGCAAGCCGCCCAGGGCGCCAGTCAGCAACGCCCGCATAGCTCAGCGTCGAGTGCGACAGGATGAGCGTGTAGAGGTGTTGCGCGCCCATCGATAGCTTCCGCCAGTCCTCATCGGCCCAGAGGTCTATGCGGAGGTTCGCCCTATCGCGCGCCATGCTGCCACCCAATCTGATAGGCATCGGTAACTGCTAGGTCGCACGGCTCGCATCGCGGGAAGTCACTAAAGTCCTCGCCCCCGAATACCTGGACCGGCTTTCCGCAGTGCATGCACTCCTGCACCGGGAACCCCTTGCTGCGCAAGTAGTACGTTTCGTCCTGTCTAACTTCCAGAATTACGTGCTCATTGGGGACGCCGGCGCCCTTGGATCGGTTGCACGCTTTGCAAGCTGCGGTCAGGTTCCAAGGGGCATTACTGCCGCCGTGGTGACGGGGAATGACGTGATCCACCTCAAGCTCTACTTGCGGGGCCTTAGCTCCGCAGTATCGGCATGCGTGGCTATCGCGGCGTAGGATCTCGAATCGAACGCTGCTTGGTATGACCGCCATTACTTACCCCTTTCTTCGTTGTTCGCGCATCACGTTCTTGATGGCTTGGTCTTCTGTTGGTCGGCGCACGGTTTGGCGGGCCCTGTCGTCGGCGTCTTGGGTGCGGCGCGCTTCGAGGTGGTGGGGGCAGTTGGGTATGGCGCAACCGAACGGGGTACGGCACAGGAAGCAGCAAAAATCTTGGTTCACGACTTGGCCCGATCTAGGAGGTTGTTCGTAAACAGCTCGTTACGCTTGGCGATGACTGCGGCCTCAGCTTCTTCGAGCGTGGCGAAGTTGCCGACTCTCCTGCGGGTATTCCAGTGCGTCACATATGCCTCATAGAAGCCGCCCCTCTTATTCCAAGACACGCCGCGCACTCCGCTGGTGTTGTTAGCCTGCGGGCCAGGCCGGTTTTCATGGTTCTGCTTGTTCGTCACCGGCTGAAGGTGCGCCGGGTTGACGCATGATCGGTTGAAACACATATGGTCGATGAACTTGCCTTCTGGGATCGGCCCTATGTGGATTTCGTAAGACAATCGATGCGCATATGCCTGCTTGCCGCCGTGGGAGTAGTTGGAATATCCTGCGGAGTTAGTCGTGCCAGCCCATCCCCAGCACCCCTCCTGCCTGATGGCGTACATGCCGAACACCTCGGCGGCGGTCATGTCCGACTTGGAGATGTACTGCTGCAAGGGTTTTAGGGGCTTACCCTGGCGCTGCTGCTGATAGTGGGCATTGCACAGATCCCGTGAGTGCACTCTGCCTACGCAGCCTTCGAAAGTGCATTCCCTTCCACTCATCCCGCACTCCTCGCGTAGTTGGCTTTTTCGACCTGCTGCCACAACAGCCAGGTCTGATTTCCGAATGTCTTGGATTCGCTGAGGTTCCAGCCGGATCCGGGGAAGTGGGCGCGGATGGTTTCGCGGTTGACGCCGGTTGTGCGGCTGACCTCGTGCTGTGACATGCCCTCCGCGAGCATGTCGGCGATGGTTGCGAGGCGGTCGGGTGTGAGGTCTAGCCGGCGCCCGTGGACGCCAAGTTTCGTGCGGAGTCGGGTCACGGACCTGGGCGCGATGTTGAAGTGTTCGGCTAGTTGCGGGATCGTCCAGCCCTCAGCGTTCAGGCGGGTGAACTCGGCGCGGTCGGTCATCATGATGATGCCTCGTCCGGGTGATTGTCGTAGTTATGGGCATCGGCCCACAGGTCTGCGTCAGCCATGCCGCCAGACACCGATTCGGCGCAGTCTCGGCAGTGGGCTACCCACCCGCCATATGCTCCGGGCTTGACCTTGGCACTCATGCGGCGGCGCTCCTGTGGGTGATGTGGGTGCGGATCATGGCGGGCTGGAGACCGGACCAGACAACCTCGCCGGCCGGGGTGGACGCGACGACGACGGGCATCTGCCGGTAGTTGAGTGTTTCCGTGACGTACAGGAACGCGGCCTCGTCACTCTTGACGTCTACGGCGGTGTAGTCGATACCTTTCTCGTCAAGCTTTTCTTTGGTCTTCACGCATCCGAAGCAAGGGGTGGTGGTGTAGACGACGACGGCTACGTTGTCGCGTTCCTGGATGGTCTGGGCGTGGGTCATGGGATGGATCCTTTGGGGCATAAGTGCGGCGCCCGACGTGTTGCCGGGCGCCGCAGGGTGGTTGTAGCAGGGGTGGGTTAGAAAGCAGGCTCTCCGGCAGCGGGACCGTTACCCCAGCCGTTGGACTGCGCGGGCCGCCCACCCCAGCCCTGTGACTGCGCGGCGGGCTGGGTGGTCTGCTGCTGGGCGGGCTGGTTGCGGGGGACGAAACCAACCGAGTCAGCGACGACGTCCAACGATTCGCGCCGTTCGCCGTTGTGCTCGTACTCGCGGGTGGACATGCGGCCCGTGACGATGACCTTGCCCTTGCCACCCTGAGCCGCGATCTGCGCGTCAATGGCCTCGGCCGCGTTCCCGAACAGGGTCACGTTGAACCAGGTCGTCCCGCCGTCAACCCACTGCCCGGACTGATCCTTGACGCGGGCTGTCTCAGCCGCCGAGAACGACAAGCGCGGCTTGCCCTCGTTGTTGAACTTCAGGCCCTGAGACTTGCCGATATTGCCGGTAAAAGTAATCGTGCTCAATTGGTTTCCTCTGTTTTGTACGGGTTGATTCGAGTGATGGGGTGAGTTGGGTCGCGGCGCTGCATGGCGTGCTGATTCGCGCAGGCAGTGAAGCCGTCATCGAACGCATGAGCCAGCCCGCCGGACCCCGCGATTGCTTCGAGTACCGGCAGCCATTGCGCGGCTACCTCGGGGGTCATGTAGACGTAGATGTCGCCGTCCATGCGGAGTTGCGCGCCGAGGTGGTTTAGCGGGTTGGCGGTCCGCTCAACTTCGGCCGCGGTGATTGAGACGGTCATGCGGTCGGCTCGTAGAGGACGGTGGCGGGGAGGAAGTTGTCAGGGTCCGTAAAGGATGACCTGGCGCCTCGGTGCCATAGGCCGTCCTCCCAGCGCTGGAATGAAATTGCCTGCCCGTGGTTCGAGATGTAGACGTCGGACAGAACCACGGATCCGTTGGGCAGCGTGTCTAACTCTTCGGCGGTCGTGATCGTGCGCGGCTTCGAGTAACCCGCGGCCAGGATTGCGTCGGCTTCCACAAAGATGCCCTGCGGCCACGTCATGCGGTCCTCCCGGTAGGCGCCGGGGTACAGCGAATCGTGGATGACCCTCGCCAGTTCATCTCGTGTGCTCATTTGGCCTGCTCCTTGACATAGTCGGTGACGTACTCGGGCGCGCCATTTGCGGCCAGGTATTCGAGGTAGCCGGGGACGTTGTTCTCGGCGACGGCTTTGGCGGTGTCGGCCCGCACCTTGTCGCTGATGGTGGGTGGATCCGCGGGGGTGGCTGGTGCGGGTGCATCTGGCAGTGGGTCCACGCTGAACGGTTTGCGCTTGCCCCTCGTGACCATCAGCGAGACCGTGAGCCGCTTAGCCAGGTGCGACATTGCGCTGATCTCGATTCCGCCCACGGTTGCGCCGCCGAACTTGATGTCCGGATTGCGGAACAGGGTCAGTCGGCGACCGGCGTACGCGCTCGCCTCGGCGCCCCATCCTTGGACCATTACCCTTCGCATGCTCTTGCTGGGCTTGTAAGGCCGCCCAGGGAACTCTGCGAGGTGCACTTCGACGGGCTGCTCAGCGTTGCCTGCGCGAACCTCAGTGATGGTGACGGTGACGGGCCCCGTCACGAGGTCATCACTGTTGAGCTGGTCGGATTTCGGGGTGATGCTCTCGGTAAGATCCACGATCAGAACCTCATGTCTTCGTAGTGGTCAATGCGCTCGGTTGCCGGGCTGTCGGCGGTTGCGGTTTCGTAGCGCGCGATCATCTCGGCGGCTGAATCTTCAAGGGCTTCGACGGCCAGGAAGATCGCGTGGAACCACTTAGGGTCAGGCAGGACGCGCTTGACGTATAGCGGCATCCCGCCCGAGTAGCTAACGTAGTCGAGCCATTTGCGCCCAGAGACGAGTAGGCCGCACTGAATCTGCGCCATGTTCGCCAGCGGCACCGCATCGTCAAGGATGGTCTGTAGCTGGATCCTCTGCTTGCGGGACTTGATCTCAATCAAGCCGTCACTGCCAATCAGTCCGTCGGGCGAGTATCCGATTTTGAACCCCCAGTCATCACGGACCATGAACCCAAGTTCGGCAACCGGCGCATAGTGCTCGGCGTAGACCTCGCGGGCATAGGGCTCGTCAAGGCTCCCACGCTCCATATCGGCTGTCTCATGGAACGGTTCGGTGAATCCGGTGATGCGTTCGGCTGCCAGCGTGGCAGCGAGTCCGCGCGCCGTGTCATTCGCGGCGGGCTTGATTGTCTTCGGCGTGATGAGCTGACCAACAACCGATGCGGTAACAATCCCGCACCGCGCAGCAAGCCATTCGTCTGACCCTTGCTGAAGCTCAGTGAATATTTCCAGGCTCACTGCAACCTCATTCCACATGCGCGTTCCCGCGCCTTGAGTCGCGCAGCCTTGATGGTGGCGGCGCGCTTGCGGTCCTTGCGGTTCTCTCGGGCCGCTAGTGCAATGAAGGTGCCGATCCCGGCGACGATAAGTCCGAAGATCACTACGGCGGCGATCAGTACCGCCGGCACGATGAAGGCGATGAATCCCAGCGCCTCGTGCAAAAACTGTTCAGGTGACAAGGTGTTCTCCCCATAAAAAATGGACCCTCGCGAGTCCATTACGTTTGTTTTTCTTTAGACAGTCGTTTCCGGCTTGCAGTCGCATTCTCCGTTGAGGATGCGTTCGAGGCTGGCGAGGTTCCATTCGCCGTTGCCCTTTTGGATGCTGATTGCGTACAGCGCTTGCTTGTTGCGTCGTTCCGCTTCGCACATCATGCGAGCCCGCATCGCTGGCAGTCGATGGTGTGGCATCCCTCGGCAATGCACTTTCTCAGCCGGCGGGTGCGGATCGCTGCGGCCAGGGCTTCGGCTTCCGGGTCGTCCAACATCGCGGCGATCATGCGAGCCACCCCTGACTGCGCATTTCCCGGCGGCGTGCGTTTGATCGTTCCCGCTCGAATGCCTTCACGACGCCGCCGTGCGATGCGCTCCACCCGGCCAGCTCCATGCCTTCAAGGTCGTCTACCTGCCCCGGTGTGAGCCGGTGACGTTCGAGCGTGTGCCGTGCGGCGAGGATGCCGAACCGGATCCGCTGGGCCTGATACGCGTTCATGCTTTCTCCAATTCGTCGATCCATTCGAGTCCGTAACCTTCGCAGTGGGCGGCGAACGACAGATCACGTTCCTGGGCGTGGCCGATCCGGTCAGCTTCCTGCGCCCGTGCCTGACGCTCGCGGATTGATTCAGGGTCACGCACACTGCGGCTCATGACGCTGCATTCGTGTTGCATGGGCCCCGGTGCGCGAAGTGCAGCAGGCACAACTTATGGCTGCATGGCCCCTTGGCTTCGAGTAGTTCCTCTTCGCGTTCTCTTAGGATGCGCTCAAGGGTCATAAGCCGAAGACCCACAGCTATTACCTTGCTGTCTAGGTGCTGATCTGCGGATTTCATACGCTGGCCTTCTCTCGCGTGGGTGGCTCCGTTGCGGTGAGCGCCTTGCGGATCTCGTCGGCGCTGATCTGCCAGCCGCAACGGGACCGCGTGTTGGCGAGGTCCAGCACCCGCTCGATCTGGGCCTGCTGGGTGCTGGCGAGGGCGAGGAGGGTTCGGCGATCGCCCATGGCATACAGGCCGTCGCTCATGTTTGCGTCACCCTTGTTGAGCCGTTCGATGGTGGCAACCTGTCGCGCTTCAATGGCGGCGAGCTGGTCAACAGTTTCCCCGTCGCCGCCTGTCATGCTGATCAGGTGCTCCGTGTAATCGCTCATTCGCTCTCCTCGATAACCGTGTCTACAAGCTCTGCCCGGATGGCGTATTCAAGCTTCTGGGTGATGCCGCCTTCCGCGTAGGAAAGGAACACAATGTGGGTGGCGGTGAAGTTGACGTACTCGGCGCCAATATCTTCGAGGTCGCCGTTCTTCAGGGTTAGTAGGTAACGCTTGCTCATGCTGTGTACCCCTTGGCTTTCGTGTAGTTGGATCGGAAGTAGGCGCGTGCCGGGTTGTTGAGTTCGTGCCATTCTTGCTCGGTGAAGCCCCATGCCGAGATGACACGCGCCTCATGCGGATCCAGGCGGGGCTTCGGGGCTTGGCGGGTGCGGCGGAAAATGCGGGGGAGGTTCATGCGGTGGCCTCCGTAGCGGTGTCATCAGCGGCGATGTCCCGGTAATGCCTAGCTGCCGGCTCCCACGACTGGGCTTGCGGGATGCGCAGGTCAGGCAACGGGGCGTCGTAATCGAACGGGGCTGGGGTGGTGGTCATTTCGTCCTGCTTTCATTGATGAGGTGTTGGGCCATTTCGGCGATGCGCTGCAAATCAGGCACGAGCGGGCTATCAGGGTCAGCGGCGATACGTGCAGCCATAACCTCAACAGCCCTATGCGCGGCCCGGACAATGCACTCAGCGGACTGGAGATCGATCATTCCCCGTACCTGCTCTCGAGTCGGCGTTCTTCCCACTGCTGTTCGGCG